GGCTATTGAGGCTCATAAGCGCCAGTTGATGGCCCTTGCGGTCGATGAAACGGATTGGCTCTTGGACCGGCTCAAAGTGGAGGCGTTGGACCCTGAGAACGGCGAGTCCACTCGCGTCAGGGCATTGGAAGTCATGGGTCGGATATACGGCTCTTATGCGCCGGAGAAGCAGCAGATCGAGACCGTTGGGAGTGGATTCTTCGCCGATTTAAGCGCAGATGATGATGAAACGCCAGCCGGTGACAATATTATTCCTTTCGCATCAAGCACTTAGCGGCGAGTACCACAGCATTGGGAGTGCTGTGCTGCCATCATCCCGCCGTGCATGGGTGCATGAAAGGCCGCCGCGGCATGGTCCGGAGGGGGGGGGACGGAACCAGCAGCGAGGGCCGTCCGCGTCACTGGTTCCATAGGGACTATCTCACGACCTAGAGCAAAATAATGAAAACCCTTTTTTGTTGGGGGGGTATGCACCCTCAGATGGGGGGGGGTGCTTATGAGGCTGGATATCAAAAAAATCGCGGGTGTATTTTTTCAAAACCGATTGGGGGCCACGATGCCTACAGAAAAAAAGACCAAAAAGACATTCTCTCCGTGTAGCACCTGTTCCAGCAGGCAGAAATGCATTGGTTCGGGTAGGTGTGCTGAAAAATCGCGGGGGACAAAACGCCCGTTTATTGATGTGTGGATTCCAAAAGTGGTAGACAGATTCGTTTTGGCGGTTATATTTAATACCAGACACCTCTCAGCTGGACCGTATTAGGCTGTTGTGTGGTTAAGTGGGGTGATCCCCTGCAAAAATCTATCGTTGCTCTGCGAGCATTTGAGGGGGCTTAACAGGTGGACTGCATGCAAGTGATTAATTTACGGCGCTTTAGCTATCACCCTACGGGTACTCTGGGGGTGTTAACCATGCCCGACCCTACGATCAAGCCGTTCACAACGATAGAGCGCCCGTGGATGAATAACGTGCGTTTCCAAAGCTGCATCCCTGAAGGGGCATACGCGCTGGAATGGAAAGAGTCCCCGCGCTTTGGGATGACTTACGAGCTGTCGAATGTCGATGCTCGCGACCATATCCTGATTCATGCCGCAAATTTTTCTACTGATGTTGAGGGTTGCATCGGAATTGGCAGCGGGCTTTTAAAGGATCGTATGGGGGTGGCTCTCTCTCGGAAAGCCTTAAAGCGCTTTCATGATGCCACGGAGGGCAAGCAATGGATTCTGCGAATCGCATTTGCAAAATTTGCAGCGATACCCAACCCCTAGAGCAATTCGCGCTTATTCGGAAAGAGAAAGGTCGGGAGACACGGAGGCGCACTTGCGCCAAATGCCGAGCTGACCAGATTAGAGCTACGATTGCCAGCAGCCCCGAAAAATATCTTCAAAGCTGGCTTAGGCGCGGCACTGGCCCCAAAGAGCATAGGCAAGTAACGGTCACACTGGAGGAACTGGTGTCGATCTGGGTAGAACAGGCTGGCCGCTGCGCGGTTACCAGCATGGCGATGACTTACGCCCCCAAGCTGTTAAAAAAATCAACAGGGTTAAACCTGTCGGTGGACCGCATTGACCCCGAAAAACACTACACCAAAAAAAATATCAGGCTGGTCTGCCATAGAGTCAACATAATGCGAAGTGCTGGCGATGACAGCGAGCTTTTATGGTGGTGCAAACAGGTATCGACAGGGATAGAGAATGACTGAAGATGAATTAATTCATGTGGCTAAAAAATTCAAAGGGGACTTCCCGCTTTATGCCAAAAATGTTTTAAGAGTAGTGACAAAGGACGGGGATCTGGTCCCGTTTAAGCTCAATGAAGCGCAAAAACTTGTTCACGCCAAGCTGGATAAGCAGTTAAAAGAGACCGGCAAGGTAAGGGCGCTGGTGTTAAAGGCCCGACAGGTTGGCATTTCCACCTATATTGAGGGTCGGTTGTTCTGGAGAACCACTCAAACCCGCAATGCCAATGCGTTTGTTCTATCGCACCTTGCGGAATCGACCAACTCTATCTTTCAAATGGTCAGTACATTCTACGATAACGTACCGCATAAAGCGTTTGCACCGCTTCTTACCAGCAGATCCGCTCAAACTTTAGTGTTTCACGACATTAACAGCCGGTACAGGGTGGGTACAGCGCGGTCTGCCCAGACTGGGCGAAGCCAAACCAACCGATTTGTACATGGGTCCGAGGTTGCTTTCTATCCACAGGGTCAAGATATTGTAGCCGGCTTACTTCAAAGTGTTGGTGAAAAAGATACGGAGGTAATTTTAGAATCAACGGCGAATGGCGCTGGTGGCTGGTTTTATGAACAGGTCATGAAGTCTCTGCGTGGCGAGTCAGAGTGGATTGTATGCTTTGTACCGTGGTTTTTAATGACCGAGTACAGGCGCAAGGTCCGCCCTTACTTTGAAATAACGGTAGACGAGCAGGCGCTGTCAGAAAAATACCAGCTTGATAATGAGCAGCTTCAGTTCCGCCGAGACAAAATTGACGAGCTGGGGGGCATTGATCTGTTCCGGCAGGAGTATCCATCAAACGAGCTTGAGGCTTTTCTTACGTCTGGCCGGTGCTTTGTCGAAGACGCCGTGCTGTCTGCTGCCGAGGAGGAGTGCTATACGCCAGATTTCGTGGGGGAATTTTCGCAACACCAGCTGCATGAAAGGCATAACGGCCCTTACCGAGAGTGGCACCCACCATCGCCGGATGAGTCATATGTCATCGGGGGTGACGTTGCGGAAGGTTTATTGCACGGGGACTATTCATGCGCCCAAGTTTTAGACAAGAGGGGCAGACAGGTTGCCTGCTATCACGGGCATGTAGACCCTTGGGAATTTGGCAACGTGCTGAAAGAACTGGGTCAAAGGTACAACAATGCTTACATGGTAGTGGAAAGAAACAACCACGGACTTACCACCTTGCGCCGACTACAAGAACAAAACTACCCATCGATGTTTGTGGAAAGCTCGGTGGACGGAGCCTATGGCGACAAGATGACCAAGCGAGGAGGATTTCTTACCACAAGCAAAACGAAGCCGCTCATTATCGATAACCTTGCCGCACTTATCCGCCAGCATGACGCGGGGGTAGCTGACATTAATCTTATTTCTGAATTGCGGACTTATGTGATTAATGAGAAAGGGGCTACCAATGCACAATCTGGCTGCTATGATGACAGAGTGATGGCTTTTGCTATTGCTCTCCACGGATTGATCTCGATGCCGCGCCCAAGAGTCCATTTGGCTCCGCGCCGCTTCAAAACAGTTGACTCCGTGGCGGGCTATTGATGCAGGAAGAAATCGAAGAGCAGGGTATAGATGTCGAAAACCCTGACGGAAACCAAGAAACTGAGCTGATTAACATTGGTAATCGGCTCAGCACTCTATTTAGAGAATATAAAGAAGCTCGCACTGAAACTGAAGACGAGTGGATAGAGGACTTGCGCCAGTTTTCTGGACAGTATAGCCCTGAGATCCTTGCCCGACTCAACTCTGACGCCGGCACCCGCAGTACAGTGTTCGTTGGCCTGACCAGAACCAAGGTTATGGCTGCGTACAGTCGCATTGTTGACCTTTTGTTCCAACAAAGTGACGCCTTTTTCTCTATTAAGCCTACCCCTAGGCCTAAAATAAGCGAAATAAAACGCACAAAAATGCAACAAAACCTAGTGCAAAACATGATGGCACTGGCTCAGGGACAGCCTCCAGAGGTAATTCAACAGGTTTTCTTAGAAAATGAAGACAAAATTGAAAAAGGTTTACAGAAACAGGAAGAAGATCTGGCCGAAGAAGCTGCAAAAGAAATGCAGACTGACATCAGAGACCAGCTAGTTGAACAAAACGCAGACCAAAAACTAAAAGAAGCCATGCTTGAGGCCTGCATTTATGGGTCTGGGGCGCTTAAAAGCGGCACGATTAAGATTGATGTTACGCAATCCTACGAGCGCGTTCCAGATGAGATGGGTAATGAAACCTTTCAGATGTCTGAGCAAGAAGAGGTCAAGCCCGAAATAGAATCGGTGTCTATTTTTGATTTGTACCCTGACCCTTATTGCACTTCTCTTGAAGACTGTTCCGGTCTGTTCCGCCGGCACATATTAACGCGCCGTCAGTTTAGAGAGCTGGCAGATCTACCTTCGTTCGACACAGAAATTATTCTGTCAGTCTTAAAAGACAACCGAAAAGGAAATCACAGCGAGGAAGGCCATGAGCGTACTCGCCGAGAAATTGCAGGAATGCAACAGCAAACTGAATCTGGTCGTTTTGATCTTCTAGAATACTGGGGGTCCATTGACGGATATGACTTACAGGACTCTGGCGTACAGTTGCCGGAAGGCGCTGACCCCTCAGAAGAATATGATGCCAACGTATGGCTTTCAGGTAATAAGGTTATTAAGGCTTCCCTGAATGTGGTCAAGGGATACCGCATTCCGTACCAAATTTTTCCTTACGAGCGTACCCCGCACCAGTTTTGGGGGGTCGGTGTTCCTCGCATGATGCGCGACTCTCAAACGACCATGAACGCTGCCACAAGAATCTGGTTAGACAACATGGCGCTGTCATCTGGCCCAATGGTTGAAGTCAACACTGACTTGCTTGCAGCCGGCGAAGACCCAACAGACCTTCATCCTTGGCGGGTATTCTTGCGATCCGGTGGCGATGGGTCCATGCCGGCTGTTAGATATTATCAGCCAACTGCAAACGCTAACGGCTTAAATCAAATCATTGAAATCTTTCGCCGGTTCGCGGATGAGACAACTTCGCTGCCTTCCTATACTCACGGCGAGCAATCTCAGGGATTAAATAAAACAGCAACGGGCATGTCGATGTTAATGGGTGCTGCGAACGTGGCCCTTAAAAGCACTATCAAAAACATTGACGATTTCCTTATACGCCCTATGATTGAATCAATGTTCCACTTCAATATGGAGTTTGGGACGAACGAGCGGGCTAAAGGTGATCTCAAGATCGTGGCCCGTGGTAGCACCGCTCTTATTCAGAAAGAAGTGCAAAGCCAGCGGCTATTACAATTCCTTTCGCTGGTATCAAACCCAATGGATGCAAGCCTTGTTGACCGCGCCAAGCTGTTGCGTGACATCGCTACGAGCATGGAAATTGATGCGGACAAAGTCATTAAGACCGAGGAGCAAATCAATGCCGAGCAACAAGCAATTTTACAACAGCAATCTATGCTCGCCCAAGCAAGCGAGGGCAATCAAGATGCTGGCCCTGACGGAGGAATGGCAGTGCCTAATGGAGGTAGTGCAGGACCGTTTAGATGAGACTTTAGAAAAACTAGAGTCGGCAGACGAAAACAATTTTCGCCTTCAGCAAGGTCGAGCTTACGAGCTACGAAAAATGCTAGGGCTACAGAAAACCGCAGAAGCGGTCATTAATGCTGAACGGACGCCTAAGCGAACTCACAGCATTGAATAACGGACACCCTCAAAAAGGAACCGTAGTATGGCAAAAATAGATCCAGAAGCACTTGAAGCGGAAGCTCAAGAGATGATGCGCGAGGCACAAGGACTTTTAGCGGAACCCGAAGGGGACACACCGCAAGAACCCGAAGCTCGCAGATCAACAGCCCCCAAAAAATCTGCGGATACGGCTGAATCTGAGCAAGAGATTTCCTTAGAAGATACAGGCGGCGATGTATCCGAAGAGGAGTTGGCCCAAAAAAAGGCCGATGACCGTTACAGGAATGCTCAACGGAAGATGACTCAAGCAACCACTGAGGCCAAAGAACTGCGAAGGCAAAACGAGCAGATCATGGCTGAGCTGGGAAACTTGAAAAATCAGCTTGCAGAAAAAGATGTCGATGTACAGGCGCTTAAACAGGTGAGGGAAGAATACCCCGATCTTGCGGCTCCTATACTTGATGAGATGGAAAGGACGCAAGCAAAGGTAGCAGAAGCTACAGGTGCATTAGAACAACTTCAGCAAATGAGGCATGACGAAGCCCAGCGTACAGCGCAGTCGGCTCACATGGACATCATACGGGAGTCCCACCCAGACCTAGACGCTATAGTCGGGACGGGAGACTGGGACGATTGGCTGGAGCTGCAAAATGGGCAAGTACATCAGTGGGTAGAGTCCGGCTCTAGCAACGATGTTATTGCAGTTTTGACAAAGTTTAAAGTGGACAGTGGTTACGCGCAGCCTACGGCGCAAGAGAGGGCGCTGGAAAAAGGACGAGCAGCGGCAGAGCCGAAGCTCCCAAAATCCAGAAAGCCCAATACAGGTTCCGGAAAACAAGCTTGGAGCGTGGCCGATATTACTAAAATGTCTAATATTGATTTTGAAAAAAATCAAGAGGCAATTTTGGCGGCTATGAGCAAGGGAGAGATCCGGCAATAAACTATTGTCAGAAAGGTAATTTATCATGGCTATTGGTGCAAATGGATCGAGCGCAGCGTTTACTTACGCGGCCAACCAAGGCGGCTTCATACCCGAAGTCTTTTCAAAAATGTTGCAGGCGAAGTTTTATAAATCTTCAGTTCTTCCTGCTATTTCTAACACCGACTACGAAGGCGAAATCTCTGGTCAGGGCGACAAGGTACACATTCGTACCGTCCCCACTGTCACAGTTGCCGACTATACTGGTACTGTCAGCTATACAAATCTGACTACCAGCACAGTCGAGCTGAACATTGATCAGGCTAAAAGCTACGCTTTTAAAGTTGATGATGTCCTGAAGGCTCAGGGTGACATGGATATGCTTGCTGCCGCATCTGGCGATGCTGCTGAGCAAATGCGTATTGCTGTTGAGACTCAAGTCCTGTCTAGCATAGTGACTGGAGCGACAACCATTCAAGCTCAGGCCACACAATCGTCTAGCAGCATACTCGCCTCAATTTTGAGCATGGGTCAAGCGCTTGACGAGCTGAATATTCCAGAGGAAGGTCGATTCATCGTTCTTTCGCCTGAGTTTATTTCGCTACTCAAGCAGTCTGAACTTCGACAAGCTTACCTGACAGGTGATAGCACATCACCACTGCGTAATGGTCAGGTTGGTGTGGTTGACCGCTTTAAGGTCTTCAGCAGCAACATGCTGTATACGCCAGCAGCAGGTGCAGACGCCGGCTATACACACGTTATGGCGGGACACCCCAAGGCGACTTGTTTCGCTTCTCAGTTTACTAACACTGAGACTGTGCGACTGGAAAGCACCTTTGGTGACGGCGTTCGTGGCCTCAAGGTTTACGGCTCTAAAGTCGTAGTGCCTGATGCGCTTGTTGTAGGTAAGTGGACTTAATAGGTCCAATCTTTAAGCGGGGGAGGGCAACCTCCCCCTCTTATTATCAGAATAACTGGATGCAATATGATTGATGCTCCAACAAAGAAAGACCAAATATTTGCTGAAGCCAAGAAGGATTTTGGCGTTCAGCTGGACCGCAGGATGACCTGCGCTGACCTTTCCGATCAGCTGCAAAGGATGAAACAAGCAAAAGACACTCCTCAAAATGAGGTTACGTTTGCGGAAACACCTAAACGTGTTCGCAATATTATTACTGGTAACGAGTTTGATTACGACCCTATATGGGCCAACCATCCTGACTTGCTAATTATTGAATGGGAGTGACCTAGTGGCGACAACTAAAGTTATTAGTCTTTTAGATCGTGCCAGCATTATTTTGCAAGACATATCGCATGTCCGCTATCCAAATGCAGAGTTGTTAAAGTTTTTTAATGACGCGCAACGAGAGATTGCTCTTCATCGTCCAGACGCTAAGACATCTAGCCAGTCTTTTACCTGTGCCGCCAGCAGCAAACAAACAATACCTGCCACCGCCTTGAGATTAATCGATGTGATCAGGAATGTTGATGGACGAGCCGTGACACAGATTGACAGAAAGATTCTAGATGAGACTCTTCCTGATTGGCACAACAGCGTAGCAGACTCTACCAAAAAAATTGAACACTTTATTTACGACTCGGCAGATCCTAAGAATTTTTATGTGTACCCGAAGGCCACAGCCACAATGTTGCTAGAGGTAGTTTTTAGCGTGTCGCCTGCGGACATTGTTGTAAGCGACTTTGCCACTAATACTACCACTATTTCTGTAGATGACGTTTACGCTAACTGCTTGTTAGATTTTGTATTGTATCGCTGCTACCAAAAAGACAGTGAATACGCAGGCAACAGCGAGCGCTCGATGATGCACTATTCTGCGTTTGCTAATTCTTTGGGCATAAAAACAAGAGCAGATGCGGCTGCCGATCCTATGCCTAATAACCCAGACAGAAATGCCCAAAGGGGATAAATGTGAAGTATTTAGATCTCGGCCCCTTTGTCCGCGTGGAAGCGCAGGGAGTCCCCGATTTTTTGTTAGAAAGGTCTGCAAGGGAGTCAGCAATTGATTTCTGTGTTACTACAGATGCTTACCGGCCTGAACCTGAAGACGTTACTGTCAGTAAAGGAATATCTGAATACGAAGTAACAATCCCTGCGGGGGCAGAATTAAACCATATCATTGACATCTTTCGAGACAGGGACCGGCTCACTCCGGTCTCTTATTCAAGATTGCTTGAGATAACCGGCAAAGGCACAATCCAGTCCTTGCCTACAAAATACTCTCAAAGAGACAACACCATTTTTTACTTAGCCCCGATTCCTGCTTCATCAGAAGTACTTCGGGTGCTTTATTCTCTCAAGCCAAGCGCTACGTCCACGGCTATTCCAGATACCATCGGGAAAGAATACAGAGAGGCCTTGGTCCACGGTACGCTATACCGATTGCAGATGATGCCCAATCAGCCTTGGTCTAGTCAATCCCAAGCTCAAAACAACAAAATGCTGTTTGACAAAAGAGCTACCGAAATAATGCGGCAAGTCCGCTACGGCTACGCCGGCGCAGCACTGACCGTGCGCTACAGAGGTTTTGGTTAATGGCATATTCACAGACAATAAATTTAGTGGTTGGAGATACCTTGCCGGAGCTTGCGCTTGTTCTCCGAGACTCCAACAAAGCCGCAGATGGACAGGTTCTGGACCCAGAGAATACGAACACTTGGGCGGCGGTGAATATTACTAATGCGACAGTTAGATTGAGAATTAGAGAGGTAGGGGCAACCACTATTGCCTCTACGCTGACAATGGTAATACAGGACGGAGAAGGAGGACAGGCGTCAACTGACTTTCCCGATGGGACGTTAAATGCCGCTGGTCTCTTTGAGGGAGAGGTAGAGATTACTTACTCGAACGGCAGCAAGATGACAGTGCCTGACCTTTTAAAACTAAAAGTTAGAGATGATTTTGACTAATGCTGAAAGCGGTCTGGACCATAGCCAATATACAGGCGTCTGCGTCACTGGCGCGATGGCGAGCGGAATTTGACTATCAAGATGCTCAGGCGATCTGGAGTCTTAAAACTCAAGCTGGGATAAAAAGGCTTGAGGATGCCACTAACGCTGTAGACAGCGCCACGTTTTCCATGTCCATAAGCAAAGTAGACTCTGTAGGCTTTGCCGATAACCATGTTATTCAGCAAACAAAAACAGTTTCAGATCCAGCAACACTGCAAGACAGCTCAGTGTTTACTATTGAGAAAGTATTGTCAGATGAGATCTTAATGCTGGATGCCAGTAATGTCGTTTCTGCAACCACAAGATTGCAAAACGATGGGTTCAGCATGAACGACATATGTCTAACCTTTTTAAGCGCCGGCTTAGGCGGAAGCAAATTTAACGAAGCTGAGCTTAACGGCTTTACTTTCAACGAGTAGGAGATTGTCACATGATAGAAGAGCAATTAAAAATAACCGGAAGCCTTCGCGTTGAGCTGAACGGCGAGCTAGTCCGGAGCGTCCCCAATCTTATTGTTACGACTGGGAAAGGTTTTGTAGCAAGCCGGATGGCAGGCAACGGTGTGACCGCTATGACTCACATGGCTATTGGAAGCAGCTCCACAACCGCCACCCTTGCAGACACATCAGCCGGCTCAGAACAAGCAGTTGTAGCCCTTGGCTCAACTTCTCCGTCTGGGGCCAATGTCGTGTATACGGCTGTTTTCCCTGCTGGCACTCCATCAGGCGCAAGCTCAATTACCGAAGCGGTTATACGCAACGCTAGTTCAGGCGGCATTATGCTGTGTCGGACAGTATTTCCTGTGATCAATAAGTCAGCAACAGATTCTATGACTGTAATCTGGACCGTAACGGTGAGCTAGGAGGCTTTACAATGGCTTTAAAATTTACTAACAACGCTAGCGCCACCTTAGCGGCAAATCTTTCTGCTGGAGGACAAACAGTTACGGCTTCAAGCCTTGCGGGGTTTCCAGTGCTTGCTGCTGGAGATTACACCTATGCGACACTTGCCAGCAATGCTGCCCCTGCTACAAATGAAATCGTAAAAATAACTGCCATAGTAGGAGCAGTCGCCACTGTTGTTAGAGCGCAACAAAATACAGCAGCAATCCCTTTTGTTATAGGCGATACTTTTCAGATTCGCGTAACAGCCGGCCTTTTAGATGAGGGATTAGAAGAAGCGTCTTTACCTGATTTTTTCCAATCTATGGTTGGGGATAAAATATTTATTATTCAGACAGGGCAAAGCAATCCGCAAGGATATGAAGTCCGCTCTGTGTCAGCCACGACAGACAGTTGGTATAACACTAGAGTCTGGGATTATGCTGACCGAAGTACAAGTCCGCAAGATACGTCTGACCCTAGCGCCTCTGGCTGGGGATGGCGCAACCCCAACCCGTCCGACACAGCCATAGTTAACGCTGCATTTGCTGCCGGCTACTTTGGCTATATGGGAGGGAATACCGGAAACCAAGTCTATGCTATGGCGAACGAGATCCAGCTAGCAACCAACAAAGATGTGTATGTTTTGTCTCTGTGTCAGGGCGCAGCCGACATAAGTTTTTGGGAATCACTAGTCGGCGCACCAGACTATGTAGGGTTTTTGACAGCGTTTAGCGCATATATTTTAGCTGGCTCCACCGGCATAACATTTGAGCAGGATGGTCCAGAGGTATTGACATGGGGTCAAAGCGAATCTAACGCTGACCCTCTCTGGCAGTCTGGCGCGGTGTATCTTCAGCCCGCTGCGTGGGCCACAAGAGCTTTAGCGGTCTTTGCTAGAGGAAAAACATCCGGATGGATTAAGGATGGATACACCAAGATCTTCCTGACCGAGCCAACACAAGCTGCCAACTGGGATAGCGCAACCACTCCTTATAGGTGGGAGGGCTGTCAAGCCTTAAACCGCATGAGTGGCGATGATGTGGCCTTGGTGAGCAGCATGGGCCTTCCTACTGGTGATGGTGTAACCGGCCCGCTTTCCATCAATGGGTTAGGGGGTAGTCTAGGTCGGTGTCCCACAGTTCACTTTACAGGCTTAGGCAATGACGCTTACGGTCGAAGAATTGCAGATGTTATTCTGGGCCGATCAGCTCATAAATCTTTCCCCAACCAGCAGCTCTATAGAGAGCTTCTTCCCGTGCTGGGTGGGAACTTAGATGTTAACGGAAAGTCTCTAGTTAACGGATCTTTAACCTACACGTTCCCAGCGGCTAGCGGATTACTTGCTCTCAATGAAACGGTAGTGACCGTAGTCGGAAGTGTCCTCGCAAACGGGACTGCTATCTCAACTTATAATACCGTAGCTCATACATATACAGCGGAACAAACCTTTAGCAGTGGCCTTGTTTCCAACGGCGCGGGTACTAATAGTTTCAGGGCAGGCTCTCAGGCAGGCGCAACCACGCAGGGGAATCAATCGATTGCCATTGGTTATCAATCTGGAAAAGCAGGGCAAGGTGATAATGGGGTTATTATTTCCGCTACCGGCGATGTTTTAAACGATGAAACTAACGGTCATATACATATTTCCTCTGATGCTGCGTCTTTAGACTATACCTCAGCTGCGGGCTGGAGCGTTAGTAACGGGGCGGTAGATATATTCTTTCCATCGTCAGCCGGAACATTAGCGCTAACCACAGATCTTCCTTCTGTAACAAATCTTCTGCCTATAGCGAATACATGGAGCGGGTTAAATACTTTTACTGGAGGTACTGCTTTTACTGGACCCTCATCAGGCGCTAACTCGACTGCCTTGGCAGGAGGAGCGGCTACATCGCAAGGCGATAACTCTATTTGTATTGGCACAGAATCTGGACCGGAGGTTGGACTTAGTACTGTTGTGGTGGGGCCGTTTGCCGCACAGGGGCCGGATTGCACTTCCGTATCTGCATTCGGCTATCGGGCCGCTCGCCATCAAACGGGGAACCACTCTACAGCCATCGGATACCTAGCAGGCCAAGGCGTTGTAGGCACTTATGGACTTGGTGTCGGTGCTGTCGCAATAGGCTCAAATGCTTTGAAAAAAGGTTCTCTCGACTATGCAATAGGTATAGGGAGTAGAGCTGGGGAGGCGGCATCTGAACTCGGCCCCGAGGCAGGATCACACTCAGTTTGCATTGGCCGCCGCGCCGGCGATTTAGTAGTCCCAAGTAACTCTCTTGTTATCAGCACCAAAGGATCTTCAGTAAATGCATCTGAAGTAGGTGAAGTTAAAATTTCAACTAGCGTTGCATATATTCATTATACGCCTTCCGCTGGCAAGTGGACTGCGTCTGGCGACCTACATTCGATGGGGTCTATTACCGCAGAGGGCAACATATCGACCCTTTCCGATGAGCGATCAAAGACACAGATATCTCCGATATCAAATGCGTTAGATGTCATAAACGGCATTACTGGCATTAGGTATACAGACATTTCCACAGGCGAAAGACGTACCGGCGTTATTGCTCAAGCAGTTCAAGCAGTATTGCCAGAGGCAGTTGTAGAAGACGAAGAAGGCAGGCTGTCTGTTGCTTACGGCAACCTCGTTGGCGTACTTGTAGAAGGGATCAAAGAACTAAGATCTGAAATAGCAGCCTTAAAGGCAGAAAGATAATGCCGGTGCCAACAGGGACAGTGTCCCTTTCTGATTTAAGGGCTGAGTTTAAGACGCCGGACCACCCTGCGCTTGTCGGGGGTGTTAAAGATTCATTAAGAGATTTTCTTGCAGGTGGGCGGAATGTGCCTAGCGGATACAGTCAGCCAGAAGAATCGGTAGCCCCGAAAGCATTTTACAGTTGGGATGACCGGTTTCATGAAAATGTAGTGGACTACGCTCAGCTGACTTCCTCCTCTCTGCTCGGAAGTTTAACGGGATCACAGACTATGCCGACTGATTTTTCTGATGCCGGCTGTATTGTTGGAGGTAATGTTGACCTCGGTCCCCCATTAGTAGTTCCAACTTGGCTTGCGTATAGCCCCTCAGTTGTCGAAACTGCTCTCCGCGCACCCGACAGGATCTTAGAAGGTTTTGGGTTAGTTGAGCAGGTCGGAGACTTAATGGGCGGGTTTACTTTACACTATGAGATTGAAGTTTCAGCAATGGACCTCACTACAACATTGGCAACCCGCACTGGGCCTACAAGTTTCGGTGGGTTATGGAGAGCAACCGCCTTTTCAGACATTACTCTGACGTTTAATCGCGACAGGAAGCCAGCCGGTGCAGACGGGGTATTGCCAGAGGACGCTTGGGCCTCCGGACCTATGACCGCAGAGAGCTATCAGGTACAGACCAAACATTCGCCTCAGAATAAGGCGACTCATGCAGAGATCGACTTGTCGTTCACCTCGCTAAATTACGATACTGGTAAATATAGACTGGATGTTTATATTGATAAAACTTTGTGGTGGACAGCAGAAGCCGATGGTTTTACAGCGGGTTCTCCACATTGTCTTTTAAGTGGGACAGGAGGAATCTTCGGCCCTTTAAACACCCAATCACGAATTCGTAATGTTCTTCTGATTAGAGGGCCGGTCAATCTGACGATAAATCCGCAGCGCTGCATTACTATCGGCGACAGTAATCTCTGGTATATGACCCTCCAAACACTGGGCCAAGATCCACTTGTCAACAAGGCCGCAGTGACTGCAAGAAATTATGACAGAGATGGGGGTACAAGTTTTACCGATATAATCGCCGCCGGCGGTTCTTTAGCATCAGCAAATGAGGCTGGCAATGTCTTCTTGAATCAAGAGCTACTAAAGAAAGGGGTTACCCCCGTTGCTGGTGACGGCCAGTTTAAAGTAGACAACTATTCGATAAGTGGGTGGACGATACAGACTCGAAACTTATCCGGCCTACCCCCCAGCGGACTTAAAATTATAGTTAATGAGGCTTTGACGCTAAGTCCTCTTCCAAAATATTGGTTTTGTAACATGGGAGTGAATGATGTTGGGGTTCGCGGTCTGGGTGCTGGGGACACAGAGATTGAGGGTGTCGATTATCCGGTAGAGTCTGAGTGGATCACAAAAATTATTGATCTGTATATTGTTCAAATTCAAAGAATACTTTCGGCATCTTCTGACACTAAGGTTTTTATAACTTCACCCGCGAGGCAATATGACATATACGGCAGATTCGGCCAAGCTTCTCCCGCAGAATTTGAGGATGCAGCCAACTATATTGAAACCGATAACTCAAAGAACCTAACGCGAGCTTTTGTATCTGAGCTGGATGTTAGAATCCGTCAAGTCAATCCAGAACGAGTCTTCTACACTAACATTTACGCTGACTGGACACCGGATTATCATGTTGCACCTTTAGGTGAAATTTATCTGCCTCAAGTCCACTACAACCTAGAAGGTTATCGTCAGGTCGCTAAAGCCTATGGGAGGATAATACCAAACGAAAGTTTACCCTTAGTGCCGCGCCGAGAGCGATTTTTGTCCAGCAGCAGCAATGCAACTAACTTGAACTGTTATAGAGGTCTTTCGCAGCACATGGCCCGCAACGACTCTGCTTACCCTACTTCCGTGGCGGACACGGAGTTTCGATTATCTATGGTTAACTTTTATGGGCTAGGAATGGTCGGCTTGCTTGATCCGGATGTGATGGCTAAATTCCCCGACAATCTCACAAGAAACTCCGTAATTAGGTATAGCGGCATTCCATTCCTTTGTGTTGGTTTGGTTTACCTCGACTACGCCAAAACATTCAGCGTTGTAATATACGGGAACTGGTTGACGGGGCTGCTTGCTAGCGAGTACTCATTTACAAAAATTTATATATTGGGAATGGTTTTTGAAAGGACGGACGCTGTCGCTCAAGTAACGGGCGAGGGTTTAGGCCAAGGCACAACGTGGACTTGGTCGGAGGTTGAAGGTGCAAAAACTGCGTTCTTTGAAAACACAAGGGCCAATAATCTTGCTACTGTTTATCCGGTGTTTTCATGAGTCTGCCAATTGAATATACAGTCAAGGATCGGACAGATGTTATTGACGGCCAGAATCAGACAAGTCAAGTAGCTATCTGTCAGCACTTAGACATGACGATAGAGGTTTATATCTACGGTAAAACTGATCAAGAAATTCAGGCCATTTTTGCTGAAGCAATTAGCAATTATGGGCTTTCAATAATGGACCAATTGGTGGCTTTTAGAGAGGGTGGGGTATGATTAACAAGTTTGTAGTTTGGTTTAAAAGCTTATTTACATCTAGCTATATTGGCAAAGATGGAATTGAGCGCAACTTGGGAAAACTGGGTGCTGAGTACCGAATACTAAAAGACGCTATGTCGCCTTGCTGGACAAGGTTTATGAACCATCCAGACACTCACAGCTACACGGACCTGTTTGTTGAATCCTGCCGCGCCAGCGCATATTTTATGGGACACGTTTACGCAGTATTGTTTCCGGTTGTAATAATTGGCATTCCGTTTTTTCTTGTCTGGTCTCACATAAGAAGCTAGAGCTGTAGAGGCCAAAGGGGAATTCCATGCCAGAGTTTTATGACCGAAGATCTACTGATGACCTTGAGGCTATCATACAGCGGGCGGCAAAAGCCGCAGCGAAGGAAGCCTTGCAAGACGTTGGCTTGCACGATGATGATGCCATTCATGACCTAAAAGAGTTGCGCGGATTACTAGATTCTTGGCGTGAAGTCAGAAGGTCTGTGGCGCACACTATCATCAAGATATTTACAGTGGCACTACTTGGCGCTTTGGTGACAGGGGTTTGGTTTAAAAACTGGAGTCAATAATATGAGTTTTTTAGGAAAATTGTTTGGTTCTGATGACGCTTTAAGCAAAGTGGTTGATACGGCTAAAGACCTTATTGACGAGTCTTTTTATACAGATCAAGAGGAAGCCTCAGACAAAGCTTATGCAGCAGACAAAGCAAGAGGCATGGTCATTGATTGGGTAGCGGCATCCACCGGATCAAGGCTGGCCCGCCGGCTTATAGCGTTTTCCATCACAGGGACTTGGTTGGCAATGTACTGGCTGACAGCCCTATCCGCTATTGCATCTATTTGGCTAGAAGACAAAGCCGATCAGCTCAAGGCGTCAGGATTAATTTTAGACGCGGCTGCCGATGTGATGATATCGCCGGTTATGCTGATACTGGGATTTTACTTTGCCGCGCCTTATATGGGTGATCTGGCAGCGGGCGCACTTAAAAGGTTTGGCGAAAAAAGATAATTTAATTCAGTGGAGGAATGCGGGATGGAAGAGGGAAGCGATAAGATTCAAGGCCAAAGGTTAATTAATATTGATGGGAAAAACTATGACCTTAATAAATTAAGCGATAAGGCAAAATATCTTGTTCGTCAGATTGCTGATCTTTCGGGCAAGTCTGCTGAACACAAATTTAAACTTGATCAAATAAGTGTTGCTCAGGAAGTTTTTACTTCTAACCTGATCGTTCAGCTAAAAGAAGAGAGCGCTAACATCATCATCTAGGAAATTAACATGGTGGCAGTAAACACAAGTCTATTCCGTGGTATGTCGGAAAAAATATCCCCTCGTCTTTTGCCGGAGGATATGGCGACCTTAACTATTAATGTTGATCTTGACTATGGCTCGCTACGCCCCATCAGAGGCTGGCTGAATACCAGTATAAATTTTACAGGAGGCATCGCCGGCGGTGGGGTACCAAACACCATATGGCAGTCAAATACAGGAAGGTGGTATGCGTTTGCCGGCGCTAAGAGAAGCCTAATAAACAGTCCTGTGGCGGAAGATGTCCACGCGAGAGTTTATCTGTCAACGGTAGATTCCGCTCCTCAAATAACTACCAACGCAGCGCCATTCATTTTTAAAAATCTAGGGCTAGAAGTCCCGCCTCCACTTTTTATCACCACTCCAAGCGTATCGCCGGCAACCTCCACTAAGGAGGATACGGAGGTGGCGCAAAGCCGATCTTATGTTGCGACTTATCTTACCCCCTTTGGTGAAGAGGGGCCGCCTTCTCAGCCTACCCCTATTGTTGAGGTAAGATCCGATCAATCTGTAAGAGTGAGTACCGGCTCAAGTAACCCCGCAGCCGTTAGTAGGAATGTAAGTTTGTGCAGAATTTATCGCACCGATTCCTCTGGTGTTTTTAGATTTGTTGCTCAGAGATCAACTTTGAGCGGTGTGTCTGTTGACGACACTGTACTTGATTCTGAACTAGGAGAGGAGCTGGTGACGCAAGAGTACCTTGCGCCCCCTAATACAATGCAAGGCCTTTGTTCGATGACAAATGGAATTTCAGCTGGCTTTGTAGGCCAAACCGTTTGTTTCTCAGAGGCATTTCAACCACATGCTTGGCCTACGAGATATCAACTGACAACCCAAGAGGCGATTAAAGCAATCCTTCCCCTCGAAACAGGACTGCTTATCATGACAGAAGGCAATCCTTACATTGCTCAGGGCGCAGATCCCAGCGGCATGGTGATGAGCCAGCTCAACGTCCCCTATCCTATCGCCAACCCAGAGTCCGCTGTCAATATTGGCGGTTCGGTTATTTATAGCAGCAAAGATGGTCTGGTCCAAGTGTCTTCGACCGGAGCTTCTCTGGTGACGGAGCAGACGTTTTCTTCGGAGCAATGGAATGCTGCAACATCGCCCGACACCACCAAAGGATTCCTGTATGAAGGAAAATATATTGGAGCGCATGCCACTGTAGGGGCTGCAAACGGGTTTATTTATGACCCTCGCGGAGGCAAGTCAGCGTTTACCAAGACTTCAGCGGGAGTGGCAAGGACAGGCTTTACCTCGCCGCAAGATAACGCTCTGTATATCGTAAAGAACGCTGGAAACTACGCCAAATTTGGAGAAGGAGCATATCTAGCCGCCCACTGGCAGTCTCGGCATTATTACTCGCCAAGAGCTATTAATCTTGGGGTCATTGAAATTTCTTTTGGACTGGACCTTGGAGGCGGGAGTACCGCAGTCGTCCTGTACGCGGGGGATAATCTAGACGAATCGGCAGCCGCAGACGCTAAAAGTATTAAGGTTATTCTTCCGACCGAGCAAGTTGCCGTCTACAGACTGCCGAGCGGATATAAGGAGCATGTGTTTGAGATTACGATTGTAGGCTCCAGAGAGATTCACTCTATTACCATTGCAGAATCTCCAGCGGAATTATAAATGTCGATATTTCTGAAAGGTTCCAAACGAAAAAGCACTGCCGCTATTCCGCGAGAATATGCGGGGCAGGAAAGAAGTTTTGCTACATCTATAGTGGAAAGCGTAGACACGCTGGCCGGCAAGCGAGGCGATCTAATAGATAGGGCGGTAACTTTTAGAGATTTGCTTGATGCCAACATTTTGGCGAAGGCAGCAGGACGCAGCTTGACAGGTGGCGGTATTGTTTTGGTGAACCCCAACGATCCACAGGGTACACCTCAAGGGGGTGTAGAAATACCGCCGGCACCTGTCATCACTGCTGCGATTGGTTTCTTTGGAGGCATCAGAGTGTTATGGACTCTAGCCCAATACAGGGGCCACGGGTTTACTGAAATATATCGGCATCCCTCAGACGACATTTCATCGGCTTTTGCTGCCGGCGCATATGCTGTATACACTCCGGCTGGCGGTGGCTTTTACTTTGACGTTAATGTCGGCTCGCAGAGTACCTTTTATTATTGGGTAAGAGCGGTCAACATTAATGGCGTTGCTGGACCCTTTAATGATCAAGCGGGAACATCGGCTACCACACCGTTAGATTACGAATTTATCTCTGGGAAAATTGATGAAATATTAGCAGACGATTTATCAAACCTCGGGTTAACGACGAGGCTCGATGGAGTCGATAGCAAAATGGAGCTGACTGATACCAAATTTTCGGTAAAGATCGACTCTGCGGGTCATGTCGCAGGATTTGGTTTAATTGTGGATGATAACGAATACAGCGGGACATCGTCTGCCTTTATTGTTGCCGCAGATAAATTTGCCATCGCCGCAGACGCAGATCCTACAACGAGCGAAAACAATACCGTAGGAACCAAGTTCCCATTTAAAGTAATCACTACACCCTTCAATTTACTGGACGATTCCAACCAACCCGTAGTAGATGCGATTTCAGGGCAAAACATTGTAGTTCCAGCGGGCGTATACATTGATGATGCCTTTATACATAACGGACAAATCACAACCGCGACCATAGGCGTAGGAACTATAACTACCGCTCACATTGGGGACGCTCAGATTACAGATGCGACCATTGCTAATAGTATCAGCAGTGTGGGCTGGAATTTATTTGGAGCACAGGCTGGAGGACACATGGCCGGCTGGGCGCTTTTTAAAGACGGAAACGGAGGCTCACTTTGGGCCGACAATGCCTACATTACTGGAGCTATAGTCGCAAATACCTTGACCCTTTCCGCTGGCGCAGAAATAAAAACCCTTCAAATTGACGGTAATGCAGTGACGGTTCCAGTGTATACCGAATTTACCTTTCCTGATTATCAAATACCCAGTGCAACTCAATATAACACGCCCGTAGATGGCAGCAATAACCCCAATACACGGGGAGCCTATCGCGCATCAGGAGGAAGACTCCTGATTACTTGTACTTTTGGCGTAAGAACAAATACCAGCAGTCAGAATAATAGTCCAAATTTGTTCGCTAGGTTAACGGCTGGAACCGACTGGGTTTATTATAACAACGCTAACTTGGGGTCTTCAGAAATCGAAGTTGGTGTTCCACAAAACGGCGCAACCGAAGTTAACATTAAGGTAACGTCTACACTGTCAGTGGCGACAAGCGCCAATCTTGGAACTCCAAATGCTGCTGGAGTTTATAACACCAACTTCTTCCCCAATGACTTTGTGGCTGTACAGCTTCAGGTTAAGGGGTCTTACGCCAAAATCATTTCCTGTAATTTCACAGTGATCAGTTGCAAGAGGTAACAAGATGAGTTATTTGGTCATTTATTGCTCAAATACTGGCGCAATCCATTCTTGTCAGTCTGGTCATGAGGAGGGTTCTGAGGATACAGGCTACCTACTTGATATAATGGTCAGCCCTCCAGAGTTGCAGAGCGATCACTTGTTTGCAGAGCAAGCACCGGACGGCAAAACTCAATGGGTTGAGGAAGGGGTGATTGTTGATAAGACACCTTTTTCCCTGACGGTTGAGGGTGCGGTTGTTTCTAATGTCCCTGCGAATACCTTGGTGAGCTGGCCGGACGGAGTGACCACTACCGAAAATGACGGTACGGTTGAGCTGGAGTCTAACGTGATGGGTTTTTTTAGTCTGACTTTTTGGCATGCCTCACACATTACCGAGACAGTTGAGGTAGAGTACAATGGCTAAAAGAACTATTCAAACGGACCCAGATCAGGCTCGCAAGAAGGCCTATTCGGCAATCGATGGAGATGCGCTTTCCGCGCTATGGGAAGTCATTTCTATACTGTCTGCCAGCGGCACAGACATCGGCCCCAAGGCAACCGAGATGCTGGTTGCTCGCCAGTTAATCAAAAGCAACGCACCAAAAGGCTAAGCTATTGCAACATCAAATAAGCGCGTTATGATGTTATAAGTGCCACCCCAATCCGAGGGATAGATCGGAAAAACTCTCTGTTATCAATGGACTGCATGTAACTTTCAGTTGCACCGGAAACCTATTGCGTGGAGAAACATGGCCCTCAAACCCACAGATATTAGAGATGTATGGCATATCGTGCGGACTGGTCTGGAAGAACTTCACGACAGCAGTTGTCAGCCTTGGATTCCTGAAGATATTTATGCAGCAGTAGTTAACCGCCAAGCCGTCTTATACATGGACCGCGTATCTTCACCTACAGGATTCGTGGTTGTGCAATCACAGGAATGCCCAATGGAGCGCGTTAAAAAGCTATTGCTCTGGGTTGCCTATGACCCTAAAGAATCGTCTGCATTACGCCTTGCGGGCGAGTGTGAATCCATAGCTAGGGACACAGGACACTCCGCCGTTGAGTTTGTGACTTCGATAGACAAAGTTGGCTTGTTGTCAGAGCAGTTTGGATATCAAAAAGTTTCCAGCTTATATCGTCTTAATTTTCAGGAGAAATAGAATGTCAGGTGGCGGAGATCCAAAAACACCCAGTGAGTCAGGGGCTTATAAGGCTCTAGCCAAACAGTCGGCAACGTACTTTAATCGTTATCAGGAAATATTTGTCCCCCTTGAAAACTCATATATCGATTCAGTGCTGGATATGGGCAGCAAAAATAATTACGACACAGCAGCCGGAACAGCTAACAGCACATTTACCGCTGCTTATAATCCAGAGATATTAAAACAGCAGCGCCAAATGCTGTCACAGGGCGTTGATCCTAGCTCAGGAAAATTTCAAAGTGCTTCACAGCAAAGCTTTGGGAATTATGGACAGGCTATGGGTCTTGGTATGGCGGACGCCAGCTCCACCAATACTGACAGGATGTATGGAGGAATGACCAACTTAGTCAAGATGGGCCAAGGTCTATCTACAGAGGCCATACAGGGGCAAATCGGGGCCACCGCATCTTCTGAATCGAAGGCTCGCAGTGCTGCTCAGACAGACTTTGTAGGTTCTCAGGCAACCGAGTCAATGATCGGAACCGGCACAGGGATTGCTGCGGGCTACGGCTTTAACGCATAGGAAAAGAAATGGCCTATTTTGACAGCGCAACAGCTGGAAACCCGCAGTACAACCAATTTCTAACGACTCTATCTAACTCTAGTGATGTCGAAAGCTTTTATGGGGGGGACGGTTTTACCAGAGAAATGCAATATGAGTCTTTAGATGTAGAAAAATACATGGGCGATGGCGATTTTGGCGGGCAACGATTGTTTGCCGATGTGATTTCACGGCAGACAAATGATTATCTTAATCGCTTCGCACCACTGGAAGGGGCGCTTGCCGACTCAATAACCGCGACAGGTACGACTTCACTGGAGGGAGATTTAGAAAGGACTCGCACAGGAATTTCTGGCGGCATCACCAATGCCACCAATCAGTTTCGCCGGAACAGGAAACGGTACGGCGCAAGGACTGGGCCGGAAGAAGATTTAAGCCAAGAGGGTATGAGCGCTATGGTTGGCGGATTAAACGATACGCGAACTAGAGATTCAGACCGAAGACTGGCGGTATTGCAAGGTGGTCTTGGCGACCTTGCACCTAAAGCTAGACAAACAAATTCAGGGCAGGTCAAGTAATGACACTAATAGCTACAGGCGATAACCTCCGCCGCAATGCAATGATGGGCTTCCAAGCCATGTCAAAGGAAGATGCAGAACGTGAAGCTCTGTATGAGCAAATGAAGCAGGCACAATCTGCACAGGACGCTCAAACAAAAGGCACTGTCGGCGGTATAGGTGCAGCGTATATTGCCAAAAACGGGCTTCCTAATTTTGCGACAACTCAGGTTGCTTCTACTCCAATCTCAGGGTCTGCGTCCGGAGTAGGTTCGGCCTCGCAATCATCGACACTCATCAACCCAACCGCATTACAAGCCTCCATGTCTAAAGCGGCTACAGATGGGGCTGCGCTTGCGGAGCTGTCCTCGTCCGCTGGTGCTGCTAGTAGTACTGCCGGCACTACTGGGACCACGGCCAGTCTTGCTGGCACGGGAGGGACTACCGCAGCTGGCGGTCTGACCGGCGCTGGAGGTGGTGCTGGGGCTGCTGGTGCCGCTGGTGCTGGTGGCGCAGGTGCTGGCACTACCGCTGCGGGCATTACTGGTGCGGGTGCTGCTACTGGTGCAGGTGCTGCTGGAGCTGCTGGTGCTGGAGCTGCTGGTGCTACTGGTGCAGGTGCTGCTGGAGCTGCTGCTGGTACTGCCGCTGCTGGTACTGCTGCTGCTGGTACTGCTGCTGCTGGTACTGCCGCTGCTGGTACTGCTGCTGCTGGTACTGCCGCTGCTGGTACTGCTGCTGCTGGTACTGCTGCTGGCACTGCTGCTGCTGGCACTGCTGCTGGCGCTGGAGCTGGAGCTGCCGGTGCTGCTTCTCTTGCAGCCGTTGCTGGCCCACTTGCTATTGGCATTGGTGCAGCATTTTTACTTTCAGAATTGTTCGGCTAGGAGATTTCTATGGCACGGTATTACGGACTTGGTCAAACAGCAGGATTTGCTGATGGACTTGCACAAGGTTTTGGGCTGGTCAATGAAGTCTATAACGACAAAGAAATTAACCGGCTAAAGCAGGAAGAGCTTGATGCAACTTCGGCATATCGCATGGCTGAAACCGAGGCCACATCTAAATACCGTGACCAGCAGTTTGGGCTTGAAACTCGCGGAGCTGATCTTGCCGATAAAGAGTTTGACTTAACGGAAGCAGAGTCGATTGCCACTAGGGCTAACCAAAAATCACAAAGCGAAACCAACTTGCTAAACGCTAATACTGCTCGCACTAACGCTGAGACTGCTAACGCCCGCTCCGCCACTCAAGGCAGAACCGCAGACGAAGCCATCGCACAAGGGGAGTTTGATAGGAAAGAGGAAGAGAGAAAGCGCAGGAACACAGTAGGGGCAGAGTCTTTGTCGCTAATTTCCGACATGCTGAAGTCAGACAATTTTGACCCAGATGAGTATGATCGGCTTATTCAGCTCACCGAAGGTACGTCATTTGATGTGTCGAGATTGAGCGGCGACAGTTATGCCACTTTGCAGAGTGTGGCCGAGCAAAGATTGTCGGCAATGTTGCAGTCGGAAAATCCTGACCTTAATGATCCTGAGCTATTGGCGTCCGCTGGAAGCGTGATAAACGCTGGGGTCCGCAAAGGAGAGATCGTTGATGATAGTTTTGTAAATGCGCCAGAAGGGTTGAGAAACGGCGAATTCATCATGCACTCAAAAGACGTTTTGAGCTTAAAGGTGGACTTAAATGACGGCAATCCGTTTGTAGCGGGAACTGTTCGGGTGCATTTGCAGCATAAAGATAACCCCAATAATTTTGTCCACTATGACGCGCCCATGACTGGCGGCGGACGCTTATCCTCCACCAGTAATCCAGCACAGATTCCTGTACAAGATCTTTTAAACGGGATGAAAGGCATGAGTGCATTAACATCTCAGATACAGCAAGACATTGCTCCATCCCTCAAAGCGGCCAGAATTGAGCAGATGGGAGGCAGAGCAGCCTACCGTCAAGCAGTACAGAGCGACATTTTAGCTTTGAATACTTTTATTGAGAAAAGCCCAGAGGCTGGGTCTCTAATATCAGGCGTTAAAAACATCGACTTAACCCAAAAAGATATCGCCGGATTAGCCAGCGACAGAATGCTTGGCTTAGGTCACAACACAGAACCAGATCTCAGAGAAACAGCCAAGTCCACCATAATTAAAGTTCGCGATCAGATTGAAAACAGTAGCGTTTTTAACGCCGACTTAAACAAATTTTTTAAACAGGACACTACCGACCCACAAAACACCAAAAAGATTCGGATGACGCCAGCTGATTTAAGTGACTCTCAGATACTTCTTTTAGCGTCACAGATGGACCAAGACGCCACAACACAGAAGTATTCGCGTAGGCCCGAATACTCTAGCGTTTTGGAATCCATGCTAACGACTAATGGTTACGAAATGGACACCAGATCTAATATGAGCGGATTCTTTGACACCAAAAGGGCGCAACTGAAGGGTGATAAACCTTAATGGCGATTTCCTCGACAAGGTTTGGCGCTACTCCAAAACCTATTAATTCTGCTAAGCCAGACTACCCCGAAGAAGATATCTCACAATTTGGCGAAGGTCTTTCGGCGGGCTATGAAACAACTATCGGCACTATCCAAGGTGTTCGCTCGCTATTTAATACTCTCACGGGTGATGATGAAGAAGCTGAAAAGTACATGCTGTACGCTCAGGAGCGCTTTCAAGCTGCCGGCGAATCCGGCGGAACGGTTACTAGCTACGATCAGATTGACGGTCTTGAAGACGCTGCAAGGTGGGCAAGTTATTCAATTGGAACCGTACTTCCGTCAATTGCTGCCAGTGTTGTAAGTGGCGGAGTAGTCGGCGGTGCGGCATCTATTCTAGGAAAAAAGCTTGTCAGCAAAGCCGTACAACGAGAAGTCAAAGATAAGGTTGAAGCGCAGGCATCCAAGGCTGTTAGAGATAGGATGGTGCGCGACATCACTACGCGCAAGTCCAGAGGCTTTCGCTCAGCGGGTCAGCTGGCTGGCACGATGGGCGCATCGATTGCACAGAACACTGGATCTACCTTTGTTGATGTGTATGAAGAAACTGGAATCATGGCCCCAGATGTTGCGCTGGCAGCTGGTGTTATGTCAGGTGCGCTGGATGCTCTGGCCCCTCTCAAGATCGCCAAGAAAATTATGCCTAACAAGGTCTTTACACAATTTAAAGACAAGATGGCAGACAACCTTGTTAACAGCGGGGGTGTGGTTAAAAGAGCGCTGGTAGAAGGCTTTAAAATAGCGGGGCTTGAGGGTCCAACCGAAGCTATGCAGGAGCTTATTCAGGCCTCTGCTGTCGGCATGATGAAGAATGACCCTAACGGTGGCTTCCAAGAATACTATGACGAGTTTATAAGCAACGCTTCTGGCGAAGACGAAGAGCTAAACACTCGCCTGATAAATGCGTTTCTAGTCGGCGCACTAGGCGGCGGAACTATTGGTTCAGTCACTGGCGCTGTATCTCCACAAACTAAAGCGCCGGCCAAGGGTAAGAATAATCTTGAGCAGCCCCCAGCTGGACCCGATGATACACCTCCACCAGCCGGTCCTGACGGCACACCTCCACCCGTTGGCCCTGATGGATCAGCTCCAGACGCAGCGCCTGACCTAGACAACGAAGAAACTCTTGGGCTTCCTCTATTGGAAGACGAGGACATTGACCTCAAGCTGCGTGATGCCCGCGAGCGGCAAAAGCAGACAAGGGAAAAGCTGCAAGGTCTAGGCGGGGCAGAGCGACAAGGGCTTAGCCCGAAAGAAGCGCTAGACGCCCAGCGCGAACAGGAAGCGAAAACAGGAGCGATAGATCTTGAAGCCCCTAAAAAGTATGTTCTTAGTAAGGCATATGAGAACACTGCCCCTGAGATATCGCTCAACAATCTAGATTTAGAGAAAAGTGGGTTAGAAGAAGCTGACTTCCCTGCGGGGACAAAAGTTCGCTTGTTAGAAACTCGCGGTAGGAATAGGGACGGTAGGTTAGTTGGTACGGTTCAAATCAGAAACAAAGACTTCATTGACACATTTGAGGTGTTTTTTAATGAGCCTACGCCAACGCGACAAGGGCTTAGCCCTGAAGAAGCGCTTCTCCGCCAGCGCGAACAGGAGGCGGAGGGCGGTTTCGATAGGGCTTTGCCTCCTGAGCAGCGAGAACAAGAGCAGCGAGAAGACGCCGATCTAGAAGCAAAACTTGCTGACGCAAGAGCCAGACAAAAAGCCGCACGGGAAAAAGTTGGCGGGCTGTCTGGCAGTCCTCAAGCATCACCCAATGAAGATGCAGAGCTATCTGAGCTAGAGCGTAAAGTTGCAAGCGCACAAGAGCGCCGAAAGGCTGCTATCGAAAACTTGCAGGACGATCTGGACGGTGGCAAGAGAAGAGGCGTGACGCCAGAAGAGCAGCTGGCTAAGATTCGCGAAGACGAGCAACGTGCGCGTGAAGTTGCTAACGATGCTAAGTTTGATATGAACTTGCGTAGAACAGCGAAGGCTCAAAAGCTTCTTGAGCAGCTCATCCCTCCGTCTATGGGAGAGACAGGCAGATCTACACCAGAAGAAAATCAGGCGGCTAACAGGGCTACTGAAAAAGAAGCAGCGGAGTCCGGCGAGCCTATTCTGCTGGGTCCAGACCGCTTCCTTAAAGATCTTGTCGGCCAGACTGTTGATTACGGTGGAATAGAAGGTGTACTGACAAAGCGCGACAACGGATACTTTGTTGTTACGGCGGATCAAGACGTTCTTGTTGAGAGCGGAGAAAACTCGGAGACCACCACAGCCGGTGAGCTAGGGGTTCGTCCAGTCGAGGTCGAAGTCGATGTGCCTCAAAAGCTTGCAACCTACAATCCAGAAGACAACTCCCTGACCTTATCCTACGAACAAAAGGACAAGAGCTTTAAAGAGGTCAAGCTGACCTATGTCTCTACGGATTTTGATGACGAAGGCAAGGCGGTTTCGGTTTCGGCCACGACACAGGATGGTGCCAACAGGAAAATTAAAAGCGATAGGATGGTCGCCGCTATTGAGTCTGCCAGAGCTGAGAGTCAGCTACAAGTTACAAGCAGCAACAGGGCGTCAGAGGTACAGATTGAAAACCTTCCGCCCAAGGTTGCGCTGGCAGTTATAGATGGTCGCGAAGCATCTGGCGAAGATTCTGGTTCGTCTGTCGTATCAGAAGCCGAAGCAAACGCTGCCATTAGCAGCTTATCTCCAGCGGATCAGGCAGATCTTGCAAAAAGAACATTGGCTTTATTTGCTGAATCAGAGCTGGTTGATACTCCCGTACAAACCACGTTTACCGATAAAGATGAGTGGAGAGAGTTCAATGGCAAGACTATCGGTGCTGGAGAGGCCACACTAGAAGAGCGTCAGGCAGTGCTAGATGATCTGGCCGGTCAGCCTGTCAAACAGAATAATGGTGAAGACGTTATCACCATGCCCAGCACGGGTATTGAGCAAATAGCTGAGCGCATTGCGCGGGCGATGCGGCGCTCTATTCAAATGGGTAATCCGCTGTCAGGTGAAATCGAAGAGTTTGCCGGCATAGACAGCATCACCAAAATGGGTGGCGACACTGCTGTCGCGCTTACTGAAATTCAACATGCATTTTTCGATCTAATTGAAAGCGGTATGCCGGTTGAACTGATTGAGCAGATGGAAGCCATGTCGGTCCATACTTCAAGTTTGGACACTGTGCTAAAAGGAGCTGATGGGGCAGCGGTTAAAAGAGGGATGAGTCTAGATATAGGCGTTGTAGGCGCGTCACGCGAAATGTCCGGTGCATCCGCGCTTCGATGGATTATGGCACATGAAGGTTGGCACATTCTTGATTTAAACAGTTCTATTTCTTCTGCAATTCCGGCGTTTAACTCAGAAGTGATAGTGGGCGCAGACGGTCTTACGCTTCGGGCGGGGGCAGTGGTCAATGAGCTGTATGAGAATTACCTACAAGGCACTGCTCTTGGCAAAGTTTTTCAATATCCTTTTGCATTGATTGAAGACCAAGCTCAGGCATCTATATATGGAACCGATTCTGACGGATTCAATTCTGACTTTGAAAGCATTGGAAACACTATTCGGCAGGAAGTTTTTGCTCAGTTGGGCGCTATATACTTGAGCGATCCAAAACTGCTAAAGTCACAAGCGCCGCAGGCATATGAAATTATTCGCACAATTCGCGACAACCCAACTCTTAACGAGGACTTCTCAAATGACAACGCTAATCAAACTGGGCAAGCCGAAGCTCAGCCCGAAAGTGCAGGAGTACAGGGACAAGTTCGGACACCTCCCGTCAGCGGAAGCAATGAAGTGGAGGACAACGGAGGATCTGGAGATAATGGCGGAAGTAGCCCTGAGACAGGGCAGGCCGCGCAAGGACTGGTCGGAGAGACCCAACAAGGTGACGGGGACAGTGACGGACGGGTGGTACGCGAAGAAACCGAAGGCGTAACTCCTCCTGTCGCTCCGGTAGTTAGCGAGCAGCAGCCCCTCTTCACCCCGACCAGCGTTGAGCGCTTACGAGAAATTGACCCTTCCTTTAATCAGGCCAAGGTCAGGTCTCTCGCGCAACTTGACGAAAGAATTCCCACAGAGGAAAGAATAGCTGGTCGTTATGTTAGCGGCGAACCTTTAGTCACAAACTCTGGCGGACAATTCTCAGATCTTGATTTGACGGCTCGCGGTGAAGGTCTTGATATTACTCAGGCTCAGCTTGAAGACATTTTCTCTGAGGCTATTAGGTTAACAGACACAAACGCTGACGGTCAGATCGGAGATCTCGCTCAGAAAACAATTGAGCGCTTAGGTATCAATCCGAATACGGTTGAGTTCTGGGACCGATCTTTACGGTTGACTGATAATGCGCGGTACTGGTACGAGGTGTCAGCGGAGGCAATGCGTAAGGTCTTGCCTGACCTATCTGATGCTGAGATCAAGCAGTTCATCTCTGTAGTTGCTGCAACCTCGCCGGTTGCGAATCCTTTCGTGAACATGCACAGGGCGCTGGCAAGCTTTTCTAACCATCTTCAGGGCAATCCGATAGACAATGATCTGGTTATCCAGAAGAGCGTTACAGATGCACTCAAGACCTCTGACCTAGAGGGTCTCAAGACCGGATCGTTTGGTGGGACCATGCAGCTGGTTCTGGGCATGAATAAGCCTACCTTATCGACCAATGACCGACAGGTCGCGGCAACCTTCAATACGGACGGTGAAGCGATTGGCAAGAACCCTGAGCTTTACGAGGTTATGTCTCGGTTCTACATAGGGATGAGAGATGTTCTTAACGCCAAGCTGCCAGAGGGCGCACAGCCCTATGAAACGTGGCAGCTACAGGCTCTTGGATGGGTTGAGCAGCGCTACAAAAACGAATTCCTGAAAGACAAAAAGACCGAGGGCGTCAAGGAGGAAGATGCCTTGGCCCTGTATGAAGCTGCCTCACCAGCGGAAAGAGCGAGCGGTGCTAATGATGTGGACGATTACAGCATGTCACTACTCCGCAGAGACAGCACTGGGGGACAGCCAAGAAAAGGCGCTATACAGGTGCTGGAAGAGGCGGGAATATCCGTCCCTAACGACAAGATCACTAAAGAGATCCTGCTAGACCCACAGGTTCCAGCCGCGCTTAGCCCGACTACAGCGGGTTTCAAAGAAAAACGCATTATCACAGCCGAGATCAACAGCCAGCGGAACCCAATAGGGCAGTCCTCACGGGCGATTTATGATGCGGCAGTAGAGCAAGGTAACGACAAAGTCGCTAACGAGTATGCGAAAATCTTTGGCACACTGCTAAACAAAGCATCTAAGGGTGAAACTAATCCCTTCACTTTATACTTTTCGGCGCTTGGGCTACCAGAGGCGGCAGCTAAAACCACTAGAGTTGCCATGCCCACAGGCGGTGTGCCGCTTGCGGTAGGTGGAACCTACCAAGGGGATGTATCTCCCAACATTCGGGTTCCGGTTCCTGCCTCTATCACCAGTGATCAGCTTGACATTCTTATGACCTCGCTGTCTAAGCAGTGGGACCAAGATGCTATCCCTGCATCCCACGTTATTGATATGACAGGCGGTCTCAGAGAGGGCTACACAGAGACCAGTCAGGTGTTTGTCTCAACACTAGAGCCTTTGTCTAAAGAACAGATAGAGAGCTTTTATGCGGCCCTGCCCGAAGGGGCGGAAATTAACTTTACTCGCTATCCGAATGGCTATGAGTTCAACGTCTTGATGTTTGATGCAGACAGTAACCCCATTACCGCTGACATGGATCAGGTAGCACTTGCGGCTGGTCAGATGCTAAAAATCAGCGATTCAAGCATAACTAATGTCAGTACCAAAGAGGCTCAGTTTACACCGGCTGGCTATTCTCAAATCGAAAACTATGACAAGCTCTTTGCAAGTTTCAAGGAATCTTTATATACTGCGAGGGCGAAAGACGAAATTGGCAAGATACAGAGGAAGAAAGATGGCCGACTCAAAGACCTCACCGAAAAGCAAATTGTTGCAGCCCTACGAAGGAAAAGTCCCCCAAGTGATCTTGCGGGGCAAGGAAGCGCTAGAATTCAACGAGCGCATGGGGCTATCCAGCAGCAGCTTAGTAGTTTCAAACAAGCTGAGCAAGTCGCCAAAAGCCTAGCGGAGTCTCGCGACACCAAGCTCAAGCTATTCGTCCAGAAAAACGCCAAGAAGGTTGGCGTCACCCTACCCGATAATAAGACAGATGCTGCCCCAGTAGAAAAGCCCCTTCTCATGAAGAGCGGGGATGACTCCAATGTTTCAGACCTATCTGCTCGCCGAGAGATGAACAACCTTAAAGAATTTAGAAGGGGGTTCATGGGTGGGCTGCAAGATAAGATTCAGCAGTCGAAAGAGTTTAATAAAGCAGCAGAAGCTGACGGACTCTTTGGATCTTTTGAGAAAGGCATGCGCTACGTCGCGACTCAAAAAAATAGTGACGGAAAGACCGTTTCATTTAAAAGCGAGATTCTTCTATTATCAATGAATAGGGTTAGCGCTCTGGACCGCTCTGGAAAGTACAGCCCTTTTGGTGCAATACCAGCAGACAAGATCATCAAAGGCCCAGACGGTAAAGATCATACTGCTACAGTTTGGACAAAAACGATTAACCCTAACGGGGAGGAAAGTACATCTACCGCATCATTATGGAAGCTAGAGCGGCAGTTGGCGGATGGCAATCTAAAGTTCATGGGGGGATTGCGAGGAGTTCCAGCACAATCAGACAAGCCCCTGTTCATGAAGCGCAGTGGCGAAACTAGAAAGATTGAAGCTGGCGACACCGAGGGTCTTACCCGCAGAAAGTTTCTAAACCGAATCGCTGCTGCCGCAGTGCTGGGTGGCGCGGGCGCATATAGTGTCACGCCATCCTTAACTAGCGGTCCTCTTGTGCGCGGCAAGGCGAAGCCACTTGATCAGTTTATAAACAACCCCCTATCTGAGGCATCCTTAGACGCATTGAGAAACAATGATTTAATTTCCGCAATTGACATCGCCCTTGAAGGTGCGCCTGCCGAAATTTTGCAGCTCGCGGAAGACATTAAAAAAACCCTACCCAAACAATCTACATATACCACCGGCGTTGAAATGGGCATCTGGAATGTTGCTGGTGTGGTTAACCCTGAAGATCGCACATTAAAAATAATGCCAGAGAGCGATGGCAACCTTGCGACACTGCTGCATGAAGCCATGCATATGTCTGTTGCTTCTAGATACCTATCGTTAAGCACGGCAACGTCTAGGAACTTTGACACCGTCAAGATCAGCCAGCCACAAGCCAGAGAAGCTATTGATCAGTTTTACTCAATCTGGAAAGAGTTTGGGAAAGCGATTGACGCTAAGAGGGCAAACGGAGAGGAGATTACCTTTGCCGAAGAGACTGCGGCAGCAGATCCAGACGAGTTATTTGCGCGGTCCTTAACCAGTCCTGAGTTTCAGGAGTCATTGTATGCAATGAACTATCAGGGTAAAACTCTTTTAGAGCGATTTAAGGACTGGGTTAAGCAGTACCTGTTCGCAAGTGAAGGCACCACGCCAACATGGCTTGACGCAGCGCTCACTGGGTCTAGAGATATTCTCAACGCAAGCGATACTGACAGCGCTAACTTTGATTTTACTGCTGCCATCAGCGCCAAGATAAAAGAAGGAAAAGCGCGGGCAAACCAAAAGCCTCTGTTCATGAAGCGACCATCGGGCCAGACTCAGTCTTATGAGGACGCATTAGAAACAAGGACTCTACTTAACGGGGAGCCAACGTCTAACGAGATTACTCTGGATGACGAGACTCGCATTGAAGCCAGCATCAGAAAGCTACAAGACAAGTACCTGACGCTTAAAAAGTTTCAGGTTAAGGCTGCTGAGTTTCTTGGAATCAATGAGCTGCCACCTGAGCTGGACGCTTATATGGGCGAAGAGCTGATGTCCGGTAAGCTCAAGAGTGACTTTGACGGTCTAGAGTCTGATTTCGTTAAGCCCATTGGGGATATCCTCCGCGCTAACGACATGGATGTGGATGACGCTGGCCTTTATTTAATGGCGAAGCATGCGAGAGAGCGCAACGCGTATATAGCCTCTATCAATAAAAGCATGCCTGACGGTGGCTCCGGCTTGACGAATGAGCAGGCTGATCAGGTTTTAAATGCGGCCCGCGAAGACGGTACTCTGGAAGCTAAGGAAGAGATAGCAGAGATTGTCTATGACATGCTTCAAAAGAACCGCGACAGGATGGCTGAATCTGGCTTGCTAGACGAAGGCACAGTTGATTCATGGAACGAAAACTATGACTACTATGTTCCTTTGAAGGGCTTTGCTGCCACTCAAGACGAAGATGGAAGGTTCATTGCCGCGAGAGGAATATCCAAAGGCTTCAACGTATCCGGTAAGGAAGCAATGGCTGCGCTTGGACGAGAGAGCCAGTCTGACAATCCATTACTGTTCTCTTTGTTTGACGTTGAGAACAAGATGGTACGCGCCCGCCGCAATGAAGTCGGTCAGCGATTCCTGACAATGGCCGAGGCTGTTTCTGCTGCGGGCAGTAAGCAGTTTACTGTTTTCCGCGATGGGGACATGCCGACTGAGCGCTTCACGGACCCAGCATCCGGTGAGGTTGGCCTGCGGGCCATGACTGCCGAATCTATTCGCAGTAAAATGCGTGATGACACTGGCGACAAGCAGTACATGGGCGTCAAGGTTGACGGTAAGGAAGTCTTTATTGAGATCAAGCATGCCGGATTAAACCGAGCCATGCACAATGTCGGCGCTGATTCGTTTGACAATCTGGCGGGACTACTCGACAAGGGCGTTGGATTTTTGCAGAAATTTCAAAACTTCCGCCGCAACATGCTGATCAACTATAACCCAAGCTGGATGGTGATTAACCCGTTGCGAGATGTTCAGACAGGCATCATGTATAACCTTGCAGAGGAGAGCAAAGAGGGCGGCAGGGTCTTCGGCGAAAATATGACTGCCGAAATTTTGGCTAACTATTTGCCGACCGGCAAGGCGTACTTTCAAAATGCTCGCGGCAACTCAAGCGGCAACCCTGAGCTTGACGCTTTCTATAAGGAGTATCAGGAAGCGGGAGCAGCAACAGGGCTGACTCTCACTAGAGATATTGACGAGCAGAAGAGGCGCTTAGCGTCTATGATTTCGGATGGGTCGATCAAGAATGGCATCCGGTCTCTTGGCAAGCTCGTTGAAGATCTCAATGCTTCTTCGGAAAACGTGATCCGGTTTGCGACATTTGTTGCGGCTCGTAGAAATGATGTGACTCTGGAGAAGGCTGCGAGTCTGGCGAAAAACCTGACTGTAAACTTTACCCGAAAGGGCGAGCTGTCATCTGGCGTTAACTTGATGTATCTATTTTTCAACGCTGCTGTGCAGGGTACAGCCAACATCGCTCAGGCCATGTCTGGAAGGTCAGCGTCTGGCGGACCTACCAAAGCCCAAATAGCTGTCGCCTCGATGACGTTAATCAGTTACTTGGTGACCGAGCATAACCTCATGGCGTCTGAAGAAGACGATGACGGGGCCAGTGTTTACGATGACCTGTCTGATTACGACAAGCTGATGAGCTGGAACATCGTGAAGGCGGACGGCAAGAGCTTCCACCAGATCCCCATGCCATACGGCTATGGATTTTTCCACACGATTGGCAGGCTTGGCGCTGAGTACGCAAACGAGTCGATTGATTTCGGAGATGTGCTGGCTACAACCACCGCGGCATTCGCCCACCATATGCTTCCGCCTCCGCTAGGGTTTGTGGGAGCAATCGGCAAGTCTGATGATGCTATGGATTTTGTCAGCAGGGCAGCTGTAGATCTGGCCCCTGATATTGTCGAGCCTGTTCTTGCACTTGCGGTGAACAAGAATCACTTTGGGTCTCCCATTTATTTAGAGAGCAACCCTCTTATGACGCCCGCGCCTGACTCATCCAAGTCTAAGCGCTCCACCGAGAAGATTTACAAAGATCTAGCTCAGATAATGAACGATGCTTCTGGCGGCTCATTGTACAGAACGGGCGATGTCGATGTGTCTCCTGATGCGATGAAATATGCGGTGGAGTATCTAAGCGGAGGAGTGGGTAGGTTTGTGAGCAGGAGCATGGATGTCTCGTACAAGCTTGGCAATGACGTTCCAGCGGACGATGTACCTTTGGGGGAATACCCTATAGCTCGATACTTCAATGGTGAACCGAGCCACTACAACGATCAGATGGAGTATTACGAAAACATTGGAGATGCCCAGCAAATCTTTTTGGAGAACAAGGAGATCTCTGGACCAGAAAAAGTATTGTTCGCCAAGCAGAATGCGCCGGTCATTAAACTGGAAACACAATACAAGTCGGTGCAGAAACAGCTACGCGCATTAAGGAAACAGAAGAAGCTCATAGAGAAGAATCAAACTAATCCGGTCAGGGCTTATGAGCTGATCACTCAGATTGAAGAAAAGATGCAGTTGCTGTTCGATCAATTTAACAAAAATTACAGGGCTGCAACCAAATAAATTTTACAACAGGAGAAGCAAATGGACATTTTTGGATCTAACAATGCAAACAAAAGGAAAATAGACAAGGCGCTTGAAGATGCTCAGAACCCTAAGCCTAAGCCTAAGCCAAAGACTCCACCCAAGCCAAAGGCTCAAGTTAAGCCTACCTCTGTGGCAGGATATGGCAAGCCTACCGCTAAGCCCAAGCCTAAGCCTAAGCCTAAGCCCAAGCCCAAGCGCACAGCACGATCAGGGAGCCGCAAGGGTAAGACGAAGTGAAGGGCGCTAAGCACTATAAGAA